AAAGAGGACCAGGACTAGAATTTCACATTTTAGTTATGAATGTAGAAGCTTTTAGTACAAAGAAAGGTGTAGAATTTGCAGGTAGATTTTTAAACTCACATAATACTTTTATGGTTATTGATGAATCTACAACTATTAAAAATCCGGGAGCTAAAAGAACTAAAAGTATTGTAGGTTTAGGTAAATATGCAAAATACAGAAGAATCCTTACAGGTTCCCCTGTGACAAAAAGCCCCTTAGACCTCTATAAACAATGTGAGTTTTTAGATGAGTACCTATTAGACCATTCTTCTTATTATACCTTTAGAACTAGATATGCGGTCCTACGTAAAGCACATTTTAATGGAAGATCAGTAGAAATAGTAGTGGGATATAAGAATCTTGGAGAATTATCAGAAAAATTAAAACCATTTTCTTATAGGGTTTTAAAAGATGATTGTTTAGACCTTCCTAAAAAGACGTTTATGAAACGGGTTATTACTTTATCTGCTGAACAAGATAAAGTGTATCAACAAATGAAAAAGATGGCTCTTGCTCAACTTAATGGCAAAATGGTGACAACAGCTAGTGCATTGACTCAATTAATGCGTTTACACCAGATAACTTGTGGCCATTTTACGGCAGATGATGGCTCTATACAGACTATTAAGAATAATAGAATGAGTGAGTTAACTGACCTATTAGACGAAGTAGAGGGAAAAGCAGTTATATGGGCTCATTATCAATATGACGTAAATGAGATAGTAAAAGCCATTACTAAAGAATATGGAGAAGACAGTGTAGTTACCTATTATGGGTTAACACCTCAAGAAGAAAGACAAGACAATATTAAGAGATTTCAAGAAGATGAGAAATGTAGATTTTTGGTAGGAACTCCCCAAACTGGTGGATATGGAATTACTTTAACTGCAGCTAGTACTATGATTTATTACTCTAATGGCTATGACCTAGAAAAGCGTCAACAGTCAGAAGCTCGTATTGATAGAATAGGACAGGAAAAACCTATGACCTATATAGACATAATTTGTGAAGATACTGTAGATGACAGAATTGTCAAAGCCCTTCGTAAGAAAATAAATATTGCTACAGAAATAATGGGCGAAGAATTAAAAGACTGGATTTAATCTCAGAAAATGTAGGACTCGTACGCGTGGCGCGCTGGAATTTTTATCCTACGACTTTTCCATCTTTCCAAGCCATGTCCGGCAATCCGTTTTCGTAAGATTTACCATCGTAAGTCAAAACCTGTTTTCTGTTCGCACCTTTTTCATTGTAGCTCACGTGGACCCAGCCACCTGCCGGATCATTTGGATTATAGAATTCAAGTATTAATTGATCAAAGTCACAATTATTTTGAATCCAATAAGCTACTTGAATGTTAGGTACGCCAGCTATTTCAAAGTCAACCGCCTGGCCTTTAGCATGTTGCGACGTTTTTTTGCTGCCGATCGCCTCGCAGAGCTCTTCCGATCTGTAACCAGAGGTAACAGTAATGGGTTTATCAAACTTCGCACGAACCGGTTCCAATATTTCATAGCATACGTTCTCCAAGTTTTTAATGTCGCCAGCTCCTGGGGAATTGTCAATTCCTTTTCGAGTAGCGGTCATTGATTTAGTAAATTCTTCTAGTTTAAAATGTTTTGATAGTTGCATGATTTTTATTTTGTTAATAAAGTGAATATAACATATGCCATCCCTGTAATCAAGGCACCTACAGACACCAATAAAATACTCTCTATTCTATTAATCTGGTTTTCTAATTTAAGAATTTTATCATGAGTTTGTTTCTGCATAATCCTACATAACTTCTCATGAGAATCTATTCTTTGCAATGCGTTATCTTTTGCCATTATACTGTTACATTCCTTTGTTTACGTCTTAACGCTTTTTCGGTGTTAGACAATAACGCCTCTTCAGTTGTTGTCAAGCCTGTATCTTGATTAATATTGCTTGGTAATGCTGCTGTTTGTACTACTTCTTGTGAAACATTTGCTGTTTCAATTGGCATATTGTTAGCACTGCTAATTAATTTTGTATCTTGTGTAGTTTTTTCAGGCATAGGTACAGGAAGTTTCATTGACAATGGTTCAATTGTTTTTTCTTTTAATCTAGGGTCTTCACCTGTAAGAAAATATTCTTCTAATTCTGCATCGTTTAATCCTAAAGGAATTCCATACCATTTTTTCTTAATCTCATTAAGTTTTTTTGGATCATATATATCAATAAGTTTTAATGGATTGTTTTTATATTTATCTGTTTTATTTATTCTCTCTAATAATTTAGGAAGTAAAGACGTGTAATCCATTGGAGGTATATTAGTTGGATCAAATTTTCCATTAAGTATCATAGCAATAGTTCTTTTTCCAAAGCCACCTCTGTCTTTAAACTGCATATATATTTCTTGGTCAGTCATTTTTAAATCATTCTTTAAAAACATAACGAAATCATAGACTCGATTTAATTCTCTGTATCTATTGGCTTGTAAGTTTTCAAATTCGTCAAACAATAATAAGGGGTTATTAATTAAGTTAGGGACAATTCTTATGTCTCTTGTAAAGTCATCGTTATTTTTTTTAAGTCTTCCAGTAAAACCTCCAATAGTATAAGTTGCATTTTTTAATGGGTTTTGTTCTTCTAATCCAAGACCTAACATCATTTTTGTAATTTGGTTAACTGTGTTTAACTCTACACCAGACTTAGTAAAGTCTCCTTCTGCAGCCATAATTACTTCTTTAGCATTTTTAACTGTAGCTGGGTTAACATCTGCAACTATATGACCAAACATTTTTGCTAGTATTTCACCCCAAGAATCATTTCTTATATCATATATAATTTTTCCATCTTTAGTTACTCCATTATTTCCTAGTCCACCCGTCCATGCAGATGGTGCTATGTCCTGTATTTTTTCAAGTAATAAGGCAGGAGTAAAGAAAGGTTCAAATAATAAATAGATCCCTCCTGGTTTATCTTCTTCAAAATTATGGAAGAAAGCATTAAAGAATCTTTTAGCCATAGTTTCATCATCTTTAACTGGGTTAAATAATTCTTGAAACATAACGGCAAAAGCATCTTGAACACCTTCGTAAGGTTGTTCTCTAGTCCAGTTAAGTGTCCAGAATTTTTTAGTATCCGGATCTATTTTAGTAACGGGAAATAGCGTAGATGTTTTATCGTAATAAGGAGAAAACCATCTTTGATATTTTTTCATCCAGTCTTCATCGATGTTTGTTAACGCTCCTGTGAATGCACGTAGGCCTTCTTCAATTCCATATAAAGTTCCTGCTGTACCAATCATTCTTTTAGCTCCCATTTGTCTTAGGTATGGGTTGCTTGAGCTAAGTTCTCTCATACTATAGACCATAGTGTTAAAAATATTTCTAATGTTTTCTGATCTAAAGGCTATGAAATTTCCCATTGGTAAACGTCTCCAACCTGCAACTAAGTTAGGAACAATATTGTAGTTAGGATAAACATCTCTAATATATTTACCTGCAATTTGTCTTAGTGCATCACCATAAGTTTTAGCACTACCATCTATATTTAATGGGTCCCATCTCATTGCAAAGACTTCATCAAATTGTTTTGATACTAAGTCTGCCCAAGTGTAGGCTGTTTTTCTTCCAGGTTCTATAACGTAGCCTAATTTTTTAGCTTGATCTAAAGTCAAACCTTTAATTGGAATAGCTGGTATTAATTGTGATTTAGTAAACTCATATCCATAAGCTTTCCACACACTATCTGAACCTTGATAAAATTCTGTAGCTTTTCTAAAAATAGGGTTGCTCATTAACGCTTTAAAAAATTGATCTGTTGAACTCCATTTACCTTTTGCAAGATCTCCTATCACTGCTTGAACCTCTCCCCCTACAATTGAAGTATCTAGAATTCCAACATCAGCCCATTCTTTTAATTTTTTATTCATGGCAATAGGATTGATTCTTCCTTTACCTATGACATCTCCAAAGACAAATTTCATGGCTTCCATGACACTTGCATGAGAGCCAACGTGACCTTGCATAATTGAAAAGAACATCGCTGTTTCAAAGTTTCTAGCTTGTGTCATTAAAGATAGAACTGTTTTACTAAGTTGAGCGGTAGTTTTAGCTGCAAGGATAGGTTTGTACCAACTCTGCTGTAATAAAAAGTCAGTCCACAATGCATCAGATTTTAAAGCTTCTGCAATCTCAGGAGTAGTAAAATAGTTTCCAGCTTTTTTACCAGCTCCAGGTGTATATATTTTTGCTATATCTATATTAGAAGTTCTCATAATTTCTTTAATAGGAACTAAACTTTTAGCTACCCATTTCTGAACTCCTTCTACTGCAAATTTAGCAGGATCAGTTGTAATCCAACCTGACTTTAATCCTTCTCTTAATATACTTTTGTGAGTAAATAAATGGGATAGAAGTTCTGCTTGTCCTGCAACCGTATCCATAATAATAGCTGTTGGGTTATCTACTTTACCCATTAAATCTTCTATAACTTTTGGAAGGTTTTGTTTCTTTTTAAGAATACCACTTGCACCCACTGTTCCCATAATAGATTGTAATCTTTTAACAGGACTGCTTCCTTCTTTTCCATACTGTAGTATCTCATCTACTTTTAAAGATGCTCTTCTGTTTAATTCCGGCCAAAGCTTACTTCCTTCTTTAACTCTTTTAAATTTCTTGTCTTGTTTTTTAATTAGGTCAACAAAGTATTGTTGCGCTGCCGCGTATTCTTTTTTACCAGGTTTAAAACTACCTTGAAATATACGGTATGAAGTTGTTAAATATTTTCCCATACCATCTATAATTTCTTTTTTTATCTCATCGCTTTTTACATAAGGTTTAATTTGTTTACTTAATTTTTCTATAAGTTGTTGAATATCTTTAGCTGGTTGGTGCAATACTTTAGGAAGTGCATCAAGTTTAACTTCACCTCTTAAATACGCAACCACATCGTCCCAGTGTTGACGACCTGCACCTACACTAGACGTAGTAAAAGCCTTGTTACCAAATCCTTTTCCTAACATATCATAAACGGCTCTATCGATTTGAGTAATTAAAAGACCTACTTGTTTTTTATATCCTCTTACCATCTGCTCACCTTTAAGCATTATTTCTTTAGCTTCTTTAGTGTAAGGTCCTCTTACTCTTAAAGGTGGAAGAACTTTTGATTCTACTAACCCTAAGATTCTTTCTTTTAATGGTCCTTGTGTTGTAGAAAAATATGCCCATTGTTTATAAGGTGGAATTCTTAAAACCTTACTTCCAATAAATCCTCCAGCATTTCTAATTCCTTTTGCCAGTTGCGGGATACCTGTTTTTCTACTCTTCATGATGCCAGATACTGGATTCAAGACTAAAGTATTAAAAGGACCAGCGACTGCTCGACCTCCCCATTTAGTTGCTCCCCATACAGCTTTTCCACCAACACCAATTGCTTTAGTTAGTCCACCAATTAAGACAGTTCCTTCAGCTCCATGTATTAGTTTCTTTTTTAAACTATAGATGGCCTTGTCTTTACTGGTCATCTTTTCATATTGCTCTTTAGTTAGGGTAGGCATGAAACCAAAACCTTCACTAAAAGTTGTGGAACCTTTAGCAGTTGGATCTGTTTCCGAAGTAATTGTTCTACCTAATCCATACTTAACAGCGACAGGAAGTCCCCAGCCGCCAGCTTTCTGTGCAATGCTTGAAGCGTATTTTATATTACCAAAACTATCAGCAACCTCTTTTCCAGTTTTACTTTTTAAAGGTTTCTGTGTTTTAATTTTATCTGCAATTTTTTTAAAGGTACCTGGAGCAACTTTTTTAGCACCCCATTTAAATGCTTTAAGAAGTTTTCCTCCAATTACTGTGTCTATTCCAAACTGTGCAAGTTCATCAGTTAAGTGTTGAATAGTACTGTCTTGATTAAAAGGTTGAAGGTTATTAGGATAAGTCATGTCATCTGCTCTAGGCCAATTAGCTTCTAGCCATTCAACAGCATCTGCTGCATTGTCTGAACCAACGGCAGCTGCCACTTCTAAAAGAGTTTTAGTAATAGCTCTACCTGTGTCTACAGTAGCTTCAGTTACTCCTAACTTTGCTTTAGTACTCCATTTTCCTAACCATTCTTTTTGATATTTTCTAGCATAATCATCTTCTCTAATCTGAATATTGTAATCATGCTCGCCAAAATAGTCATAGTATTCCCATCTTTTCTGAGTATCTTCGTCATACTTATCTACATTTTCTTTTAAATGTTTTTTAATTTTACTAGTATAAAATAAAGGATTGGTTGCGCCTGCTTCTTTAGCTGCTTTTTCTGAACCAAATTGTTTAAGAGTAGTAAGATAGTCTGAAACTAAATCAGGATTGTTTCTAAATATGTCAAGGTAAAGTTCTGCTTTTTTTCTGTAGTCACTAGGTAATGAGTTAACATAGTTTCTTTGTTCACTACTTAAAACATCTCCTTTAATTAACCCTTTATTAACAAGATCTTCTTTTATTGTTTTAACATCTGCTTGAATGTCAGACTTAAGTTGATCAAGATTAAGGTTTTTCTTAATTTTATCAACAGACTTTTTAACGTCTGCGTTTATTTTTTCTAGGTCGAGATTAGGAAATGCGTTTGGATCTGCCATTCATCTTATGTTGTCTCCGTGTCCATCGGCAACACAAGACTCACTCCATATTTGTTATTGAAAGCATAGACATCTGCTTGAGTAGATATCTGAGCAAAATCAGCAAAGGCATCTTGGTTATAATAAATTAATTGGACTATTTCATCATTCACTTCTGCTGGTATCGCTGCTCTAAATTGTTCATAAGGCATTTCAACAGTTGGTTGTCCTTCTGTAACTGTTTCAGTCATCGTCATATCTTCACCAGGAGTGTCAATTGATTCTGTAATACTAGCTTGAACAGGTTCCATAGGCATTGCTCCTGTGTTAGGAGTACCCATTTGATATCCCACTCTACCACCTTTTGCTAAAGACTGTTGTAAACCTTTAATGATTACTAAAATATCTGTAAGAATTTCTTCTTGAGATTTCATACCACTTCCAGACATAGCAGCTGCAATTTTTAAGGCTTGATCCATTAGATTAGTTCCACTTATAATAATTTCTCTATTCTTTTTATGTTTAGCTTTAGCTGCTGCGACTGCTTTTTCTCTTTCACCTGGTGGCAATCTTCCTGCTTCTGCTAGTTCTTCTTGTAGTAAATCATCATTGTCCTTTAATTTTCTACCAGTAGCTGTGTTTTGTTTTGCTAGTTCCGCTATTTGAAGTTGAATACTGCCTTCATATTTGGCAAGTGCCATTTTTCCAGCGTTGTCCATATTTACAAGGTCTCTAGCTTTAATGTGTTCTATATCTCCTTTAAGCATTTCTTCTTTGCTCTCTAGACCTGATAACTCAGCTAGTTGTCTTTTTTCTTCTCTAGCATCTCTTATTTTTTTTATTTCTTGAGCTTGTTCATATCCCATTTCACCTGTAGTTTTATAAGAACCATCAGGGTTTCTAGGGTTAGCATAAACACCAAAAGAACTTACAACATCATTAATCCATTCACCTTTTTTAGGTGCAAAGATTTCTTCTTTTTCTGTTTGAATAGTTTCTAATTCTTTATAAGGATCATTACTATACCAAGGCTTATTAAAACCTGTTCTATTACCCATTGGGTTTCCTTGAATAACTCCTCCTCCAATTGCTCCACCACCATAGTATCTTGGTCTTGGTGTATCCATCCCTGATGTGATACCAGTTCCTTGAGCAGAGTATCCCATTCCGCCTCTCATAAACATTGGTCTTTTTAAAATTCTATTATACATATTATTGTGTTGGTTGTCCTGGTTGAGCTCTTCTATTTGGATCGTTTAATACTGAGTACATATTAGCAAAGCCACCAATACCTTGTACGACTGGGTTAGGTACAAATTTCTGTGTTGGTGAACCAGGCATTGCTCCAGATACAGATCCGTAAATGTTTGCAACATCTGTTATTCTTTGTAGTGGTAATTCATAACCTTGTTGAGCAGCTAATGCTAACTGGTTAAGTTTTTGTTGTTCTAATTGTTGATCAGCCATTCCTAAAGCTTCTAAGCCTGCTGCTTCTTGAGCTTGGGCTGCAGGAACTTGTGTCATCATTCCTTGTAAGTTTCCTAATTGTTGTTGCTGTTGTAATAATGCTTGTTGGTATCCTTGACCATATAGACCTGCTAACATAGCAGCTCTGTTTCTATCTGATTCTGCTTGATACTGTGCCATTTGCATTCCTGCTCTGGATCCACCAAAAGCATTAGACATTGCCTGTTGTTCTCTAATGTCTTTTCTTCCTATACCAGCTTGAAGATCATAGTCTCTCATTGTTGTGTCTATAATTTCTTTTTGGTAAGGAGACATAAAGTCTTTATAACCAGATGGATCTAATAAATTTTGCGTACTAATTTGATCTAAGTATGGTTGATAAGATGCAACACCTGTACCACCAGTAAACCCTGTGACCATTCCTGTAGCATCTCTTTGAATTTGTCCAAGACCAGACATGTCCGCAACTTTTTGCGCACCTGCTTGTTGGAATGCTGTTGGACCTGCAACTTTAGGAGTTAACTGTCCTACGTTAATAGGAGTTCCTAGTTGCCCGATACCATATTTTAGTATCTCTTTACCGTAAGGTTGTAATGTTCCGCTTGGTAATAAACCAGCTGTTTGAAATTGTGTTGCCATTATGCTGTCATCCTTTTCGCTTCAGGTCTTGCTTCTAAATTTTTCATAGTTTCGTACATTCTCTTTGCACCTTTATTAATACTTCCACCGCCTGCAGCTCTTACTGCATCAGCTGTGAATACAAATTCGTTTTTAGATAATCTCGCTGGGACATCATCTTTTTTTTCATACTCTCCAATTGGAACAAAACCACCAGAGAATCTATAATCTTTTTCTAATCCACCCATATCCATAATACCACCATTAGCTCTTCTAATTCTTCCACCTCTAGCTGCCATCATTATACCTTTTGAATCTTCATCAGGTTTAGGTAAATAGATTGGTGGTTGGTCTGGGTCTCCAGGTTTTGGAATCGCAGATTCCATTCCAACTATTTCATAATATCTGTCATTATCAAAAGCTATCTCTGAGGCTTCTTCATAACTGTAACCTAAATATTCTAAATGTTCTATTCTTTTAATATACCAATCAGGACCTGCCATAGGACCAATGTTAACTCCTTCTTCTTTCATTAAATAATCAGGAGTAAGTATTTCTTCTTCGTCCATTTGCTCCACTTCAAATTCATCCGGACCTGATGCATACTTTTTACGAAGTCCTGCAATACCACCTTTAGCCATATACTTGCTCATTTCTTCTTGCAACATTTCTAATTCCATTTCATTAAGTTGGTCGTAAGGTTTGTTAAACAACTGCATAGCCGCATCATTTTGAGAATCTTCTAAAGTTGGTGCAGAAGCCATTTTAGTATCTCCTTTAACTCCTGGTGCTTCACCTTTAATCATGTCTCTCCAACTACCGTCTTGAAAGAAAAGTTCAAAATCAAAATCAAAAATAGATTTATCTGGAGTACTCATTTGATCCCAAATCATCATTGCATTAGCTCTGTCGCCTCTGCCAGTATTGTAGAAAACTTGTTCACCGATGTTAACTCCTTCTTCTTTTTGAAGATCGTATGGAGTTATTACTTCTTCATCCATTTCTAGTACTTCATCGTCTTCAGTACCACGAGCATACTTTTTACGCAGTTTCATAATTCCACCATCTTTAGCTGGAATTCCAGTAGCTGCTGTGTAGTCAGTTACGTCTGCTTTAGTTTTAGGTACGCCAGATATAGTCATAGGTGTAAGATTTAATTCAATTGCTGCTTGAGCTTCTTTTCCTGCGTCTGCTGCAGCTGCCATATAATCATCATAAGCCGCTTGTTCTAATTCATTTCTCTGTTTAGCGTCTTTATAATCTAGATACCCTTTAACAGCTGAACCAGCCACATCTACTAAAGGCTTATATTTTTTGTATTTATCTACTGCTGTATCTAAAACGTCCCAGAACCAATTGCTCATAATTATATTTTCCTAAATGTATGATTATATATTAAAATCGCAGGGATTATACCTGAACTTACCAGTTTACTTAATTTTTTAACTATCGTCAACATCATCTTATAGGTTACTTTTGGTACCTAAACCTAAGTCTAAGACCTTAACATTAACATCTCTTCTAATATGCTCTCTTTTTGTGTCTGTTTCAGGGTTATCTACGTCGTCGTCAGCTTCTTTATCTGACATGTATTCTTGACCTGTTTCAGTATTAGTTAATGTTATCTCTACTTCAGGGGTAATAACGTGTACCTTTTTACCGTCTATTACTTGATATTCACTCTTTGCTTCTTGTTCCTTAAAGGGCATATTTCTCCTATGTTCTGCTCGTTTGTAGTACTGCGGCTGTCATCTTTATAACATTTCCTGTAGCACATTTCATCTTAATTTTATCACCTGCTTCTAGTATGAGTATATTATTAAAAGTCAAAAGATCAACGCCATCATTGGATGTAACATTGGCTATATCATACTCATAATCAGTGGTTGATGAGGCATCATATATTTTAATTTCTACATCTAAAGCTGACCCATGAGTGTTAAAAAGCTTTATTGTTTTAACAATAGAAGTAGTCTCATCTGGAGCAGTGTACATATCATCAAATGAACCTGCAGATGTTACTTTAGCTTGAATATTTTTATATATATTTGCCATTAGCTTAAAAAGAAATTAAACCTTTCTTGATCATCCTTTTCAGGTTGTTGATATGTTGAATTAAGTTGCTGGATTAAAGAAGATAGTGTTCGGTTGATTTGTCTTTGATTATCCTCACTATATTCTCGTTTAGGTTCTGGTAATCTTACTACTATTTTTGTCATTATCTTCTCCCGTCTGCTTGAACATCTACTTGAAACGTACCATATCTCCATTCTTCCCCAGAGCTTTCATTTTCAATTTTAATGTTGGCGTATCTTCCTCTAGCTCTTGTATCAAATTTTGTAGAAGAAGAGGTAACACTAAATGGACTATAGGTACTATCGGTAGAACTGCTTGATGGATAGTTTTTAACTCCTACAGTTACTTTAGCTGTACCTGTTAACGTTTTAAAATCAGGAATAAATCTTCTCATAGCTAAGAAAAACTCTCCCATTCCTTGTTCTGTTTGAATAGCAAAATCATAAGAAGTTGCAAACGAAGTAAGAGTGGTCACGGTGTTGTCAGGATTTAATTGATCCGTTCCTACTTCATGTTCAAAATAAACTGTTTGACCAAGTCCTGAAGCTCCTACTATATCTGGAAAAGTACCAGTCGATGAACTATTAAATTGAGTAGCATGAGGTTTTGGATAAATTGTTGCATCAATAAAAGTAGTTCTAATAGAATTAGTATTGACTCCTGTATACCAGATACCTCCGGCTTGTCTGCCAGATTCTCCATAATTAAATACTACATATCTATCATTATAACTTGCACTTGATGATGGGTAATACCAAATAACTTCTGTAAATAGGTTATTAATTCCTGCATATACTTGTTGACCTTTAGTTGTTGCAAAGTCATCAAATACATAGTCTTCTACTACACAAGGTAAAGAGTTAACCGTACCATCAAAAGAAAAGAATCCATTATTACTTAGCCAATAAGCAACACCATCTATTTCACAGCATGCGTTTTGACCTATTAATCCACAGTTAGTTCCTACTTGTTCAAATTCAAAAGTATAAGGAGAACCTACATATTTCATAGTATAAAGAGCATTGTCGGTCCAAACTAGAATGTTTTCTTTAGCAACAATAGCTCCCATTAATTTTGTTCCGTCTTGAAGTCTTTGATCTCCTGCGCTGTTGTCTGCCTCTGGTGCAAAAGTATTGATAGCATTAATATCAGAGAACCGTAGAAACATATCGTCTTGTGAACTTGAATCACCTAGAGTTGTTTCAGTTCCAAAGTGAACTAAGTGTCTTGTCGTTGGAGATATTAAAGTAAACCTACTAGCTGTTGGATTTCCGTCCCCACTACTAATAGCTGTTACATAATTGGTTGTATTCATAGAAGCACGTGTTGTAAATTTGGTGTCTCCACTTACTCCTGAGTTCCATGTATAAGTTTTTCCATTAGCAACTGTTGCAACTAAAACTTCTCCCCAATTACTTAAAGACCAAAGCGCTGGCTCTAAAGTAACCGTTGTTGCATTAACTGCATCACCCCAGTTAGTCCATTTAGTTGCATTTTGTAGAGCTGTATTATCAGAATGAGCTTGTCCATTTGAAGTCCCGGGAGTTGCTGTTCCTAAAGCTCCTCTAGTAATGTTTTGAAAATTTGTAGCGTTGGTTGCTGTGTAAGTAATCAACTCAGCAGTAGGTACTGTTCCAACTGCAATAGTTCCTGTAGAAGGAAAACCTGTAGTAGAGTCTACTGTAACAGCTGTACCAGATCCACCAGTACCAGCAGTGTCAGCATTTAATGCTCCATCTAATTGATTAGATTCTGATCCTGTAACTGTTCCACCATAGTCTCCAATTCCAAACCCATAACCATAAGATTGTTCAGCAGGTCCTACTCTTTGATAAGGAGATACGGTACATGCGCTTCCTGAAGTTAAATCAGAACCACCTCCTGCAGTCTCAGCTGTTGGGGATGTGATAGTAAATGTAACGTTACTTGGAACGGTTACAACTTGACAAACTTGTTTATCACTACTTGTATATTCAATATTGTTTTTATTTATACCTGAACCAGTAGGCATAGTAACAGATTCTAAAGCAACTATGTCTCCTATTTCTAAACCGTGAGCAGATCCTGTAGTAATAGTAATAGAAGTACCTGGCGCAGTACTATTAGTAGTTATAGTAGAAGCCCCAAAAGTAATTTGAGCTCCGGAAGAATTAGTCCTCCAAGGAGTAATATCATAAAGTGTTCCTTCAAAATAAATTAATAAAAATTTGTCGGTTCCTATTCCAACGTATCTGTTTCCTTCTAAATCGGTAAAAGCTAATTGTCTTCTGGCTACACCGTGAATAGTATCTGTAAGTAAAGAAGCCCAGCCACCTACTTTTTCAGCAAGTCCATATCTCCATCTTACATTATCGGAATCAATCCATCGGTCTGTTGCGCCGACACCAGTGTCTTGTTTATTGACACCTGGTTGAAATTTCATTTCAAAAAGAGCCATATGCTACGCTCCTTATGTTGCTTTACTCTTATAATTCCAACCGCACGTGCTATCTACATATATAAAAGTAGCTGCCATAGCATTCGTATTTAAAGTGGCATTAGAAGTCCCATTATTAATAGGTTTTCCATTTCTATCTACTGTAACAGCATTTGATCCAAAATAATTTCTAGAGTCAATTATAGTAACTTCATCTCCTACTGCTGGTGAGGCAGGCAGGGTTACTGTAGCTACTGCAGAAGTAGTGTCTACAAAAATTTGATCTCCAGCTACCGCTAAATAAGGTGAGTAAGTATTATTAATAGAAATAGCTCCTCTATCTAAAATAGTTATAAGAGTCTGAGTTCCATTAGATCTACATAAAACTGTTGCTCCGACAGGAATAGATTGAGTAGTGCCACTAGCAGTTAAAACTCCTAGAGTGTATTTATTAGTTCCATTTCTATCAGTATCGTCTTTCATAATCCAAACTCTATCAGAACCTGATGGCATAGTTATTGTTCTATTAGCCGCTAAAGTTCCATAAAGTCTTAGATATTGATTTTTTCCGTTAGAAGTAGCTCCATCAGTTAAAGCTAGTGTTACATCTGAAGATGCCATATCTACATCTAAAACACCAGATGCTACTTGTTCTAAAATTTGTAGGTTAGTATTGGTAATACCACCCCATTGACCAGCTTTTTCACCGGTTGTTATTAATTCTAATTTTGTATCAGTTGAATACGTTGATGCCATAATTTTATACTCCTGGGTCTATTTCTACCCAAGTCATATTAACACCTGGGACTATTTCACTCCATGT